ATACCCGAAGACGTTAGAGGGAATCTTTTTTATCATCTAAATGTTTTCTATAGTGACTCAGAATCCGAACTTGTCATTCCTCTACACACACAAGAGAAATCCAGCACTAAGATCAGATACCCAGGGAGATCATCTGGAAATAATTATTAGAGCTTCTAGCTTTCAGGCACAACATTCTCAGGCCATCCTTCCCGTACAACTCTTGGCAACACTCTGCGTAGCATTCTATACGCTTACTATTACGCCAGAGACATAAAAATTCAAGTAATGGCAGCAGGAGACGACAGTGTTGTTTTCCTTGAACGATCCGATGCTCAGCGCTATGTTCAAAATGTTAGAGCTTTATCATCAACAGATAGTTCCATGTATTGAGTTGTAGGAGTCGGCCAATGCTACAAAGATATATATGTGAGAGAGTGGAATGACTTCGATTTTTGCTCTAAATGGATAGTTCGGAACGAGTCTGACTGGCATATCCTAAGAGATCCTTCAAAAACTGTCTTCATGAAACAGGACTACACTGGCCACAACTAAATTCTAAAAAGAGACCCCAGGATGTACATACAGCTCCTCCAAGATTCAGTCAATAGTGAGTTGCCATTTCCGTGTGTGCAGGAACTAATAGCTTTCAGAGACAATTTGTATCAGTTCAAACCTACGCTGAAGAGGGTGTTAGATAAAGAAAGATTCTCGTCTGTCAAAGTTTACGACCATTCCTGGGTTTCTGACATCAAAGACGATGAGCAAAAATGGTCCATCAATGACAGTGTTCGATAACGGATCGGTCTGACCAACTCTGTTTTCTTAAGGCTTTACGAAACGAATCAACTCTTGAAACTCTCTATTGGTGCTCAATGCGATTCACAATCCCTCTGAGCTTAAGCCAATAATAATTTAAATCATAATCTTAAACAATGGAGTAAAACAACTCTAGAGAGTAAATCCGTCAGAAATGATGAGAAAGAAGAAAACAGAAGAAGCTTATTAAGGCAGAGAAGAGGCTTTTGCAAGAGCTCAAGAAGGATACAGGACAGAGAACTACTTGAGCCTCAACAGCCAACACTAAGTGACCAAAGAACAGAAGAGGAAAGCCTTAGAAAGTGTTTGGCGCTAAAAGTCAGAGAGTGGCTCATGTTCTCTCAGATATTGATCTGTTCAATAGCCAGAAACTCTATCCGGGCACTAAAGAAGCGCCGTTCGTCGCTTAGGGGCACACAGTAGGCGTGCCATCGAAAACTCTACACTGTAGCAACGTCCAAGCAGGTCTTAACAGTACTAGTGGCTACCTTGTTGTGCTATACGCACCTACGATCTGGGCGAATTCATCAAGTCGTTGGTCAGGATTCAGCTATATGTACAACGCAGGGATGGGAACCAATATAACCGTTGCTTCAACCTAAGGATACACTTACGCTAACACGTATGGAGGAGACTTTAGTGCTTTTGCTACTAATGGCTTTGTGTGGAGTGGTGCAGTTAAGGTCTCAATACAGGCCCCGTAGGCAACTTTGGCCGGTACATGCTTTTTGGGGAGACTGAGCTATCAGTAATTAGCCATGAATGCCATGAGTGTCTAACAGATGATTGCAATGGGTAAACAAGTGTCAATGGACAACATTATCCTCCAAGCTAGCATAGTCAATGAAAACCTGCTTTTCACAGCAGTGCCAGATGCCACATCGCTGCAGTATGAGCAAATTGAATATGCTGTGATCCCGAATCCCGCAATGTTGATTACAACAGCAGGAGCTGCGACTTATAACATGAGTCTTCAGTTCAGTATCAACTATGTCTTTACTTACC